ATACTTCAAATGTTCCACTCATATGTTTTTCTGTAAACGTGAAGGAATCTTTTGAAACTAAATTTGAAGCTCTACCATTTAAGAAAGAATCAGTAACGCCTTTTTTATAGTCATACTGACAATTAGAATCAGGAGAAAGCCAAGATGGTAATGGAATATCAGTTGTCCAAGTAGCACCTTCATCAGTACCACTTGCACAAAAACCATAAGTAATTACTTTAGTTGATAAAGAATTAGTAGTTGCGGCATGTGTGTTAATTTCTACATCTGACAGATGTATGTCCCCAACGTACTTAGGAAATGCTCGATAAAAGACTTTGTTTGTTTCAGTTGGCTGGTATTCTAAAGTTATATACTTTGGTGTAAAAAAGTTTGAATAGTTATTCTGATGAAGAATGCCTCGAAGTATTTCAATCCAAGCTGCGGAATCATATGTTGATGGATCTTCACCTGCTCCTAACCCAACAGAACCTATCATGTAATCACTGGATTCTTGAACAGAAGAATAAGAAGCCACACGATTAGATTGAAGAGGAACGATCAAGTCAGCAGGAATTCCAATGTTTTTATCCCAAACACTACATGTTGTAGATTCAGTAATTTCAATTGTTTCAAAGACAGTTGTTGAGTTTCCAGACCAATCTTCAGCAAAGACAGTTACCTTATATTCACCGGCAGTTTGAAAGTGCTTTCTCGTTTCTGTATAACTGGCTAAGTATTCAAAAGTAAAAGGTGCCGGTTGATTGATAACAGGAAGAGCATCTTTATTTAAAATTGGTGAAGAGTCACCAGTTTTCTCAACAGTAACCCAAGCACTTTTAATCGTGTTTTCGTCTGATATGTCAACTCGAGTTGAGACATTGTTTGGGCTCTGAGTTGTAGTTCCAGAGATAGTTGTTACCGGAGTTTTAAATTGAATAGCAACACTTGGCGGAGTTGTATCTACATCAAAAGTTACTTTATGATTTCGAACTAAACAGATTAGTTTAAATCTTTCTGATGTATCGCTTAGGTCACTATTGATTGAAGTTTGGCCAGCGGCAAGAACTTCATCATAGGTAGCAAGCGCATATTGCTCCGTATCATAGATCATTACTTCAAAGCCACTTGAAGAACTGGATCTATCGTTATACTTTGCTACTTCTTTTATTTCAGTTTCTGTATATGTTTTTTGCTGAGTATAAAGACGATAGGCGGCTTGTTGTGCAGCCCATTCAGAAGAACTCGAAACACCACAACGATTACTTTGACTATAATCACAATCTTGTGGATTAGGTGGAAGAGGAAGTTGAGTTACACTACTAACTGGTGAAACATCACTGTCGTTTTTAGCCGAACCACGAAAAATTTGAAACTGAGCTAACAGATTTTTCTGATCTGATTCATTCATCCAATCATATCTAACGTTTAGACGAAGACCGCTTATCCCTGAGTATCCAGATACAACATCAGCTAATTTAATAAAGCTTGAAGTTAACTTATCACGTTTGAGCTTGATGGTTGTTGTGCGTAGCCAACTACCGTACCACTGACTTTGACTATCAGTATAACTACCATGTCTTACTTGTGCTACATTTACATCAATTAATCGTCCTGCCATAAAATATTCTCAGTAGAATGTTATTATTCTTTGATTTGGATAGTTATTTTCTGATTCTTTATTCTCAAATTCTTTTTGCACAAATTCTCTTTTCTTTACTGTATTATACTCACAATCAACTACAATCGGATCATTTGTCATATAGATGCCACTTTCATCAAAAACACGAATTGTGTGTGTTCTTTTATCAATTGAAGATAGAGACACTAAAGCAGTATTACTTTCAAACATCTTATATATTTTATTTCCATCAATATCAATTTCCATAAAATAATTCTTATAGTGATTCTGAACATTACTCAAACCTATCTTAAAGTTATCACCTGTTCGAAACAAATAATTTTCTGAAAGATTTTTTATTCTATAATCAAGATCAATAAAAGCATTTTCAATATAAAAACACGTGTTCGCTAAAACTTCTGTTGGGGCAAAAGTTGTTGGGTTGATAAAATCCAAAGAGTGAGCAACATTTACAGTGTTCGCCTGTTCTACATTGAAGATTCCAAAGTATAGGACAATTTTTGCATTGTGAAGATCATTCTGCGAAAAATAAGTTTGATAGTTTGTTACAAAACGGTCAACATAAAAATCTTTGTATTGAGACGCACTCGAGTTCACCATTGTGCTTGTGCTATGTTGTTCAATTTCTTTGTGTTTATAATTTATTGAATATGGCAAAAGAATTGAACTGTCAAATGCTACTGATTCGAATACTTCATTCATTGGTGTGTCTTCTAAAACTTCATCCTGTTCATACATCATCAACGCAAACCAAACTGTTCCTCCCGATTCTGTGATGTCTGTAATACTATTATGATATTCTGTCTGTTGAATTGTTTTTTTATTTTGAAACACAAAAGGATATTCAAGATAATCAGCATTGTTTACATTGATGATTCCATTGACTGTATTGTTTTCCGTATTACTTTCGTAACTCATTTCCCAAAAGATTGTGTTTGCTGAGACTTGAACCGATTCGATCATTTCGGCAGTCAAATCATCTTTCACTCCAGAACCTGTAATCGTCACACCAACATGATTTGGATCATCATAACCTGCTGTAAAAAAAATGTTATTGAGAACACTTACATCTTCTGGATTGTTTAGATTTGTCAAGATTGCATCTATTCTAAGTTTTGAATCTTTTTTTGAATAATGAACGTCGTATGTTAAGTCTGCCATGATTACTCGTAGAATTTAGCTGAACGAAGTGGAAATGCATCCATGATTTGTGGTGGTGTTTTCAATTCATCTTTGACAACAAGAATAAATGCGTCCGCATCATCAGTAGTTGAAGCAATTGTGTATCCTCCCATACCACTTGGATTGCTCACAATCTTTATTGGTGTTGTTCCTACCTTTAAGTTATCAATTGTAAATGCAGTATGAGCGTAATTTGCTTCTGTATTACTGTCATAATATTTACTTTGAAGAACAATTGTTTCCGTTGTTGCTTCTCTTGTTCCCGTATAGTCAACCGTACCATCAAAATAAACTGATTCAAAGTATTTGCTCCAGTATTGAACCGCTGAACCATTTGTTGCTCTTAGATGATGTGTATCATGATTTTTATAACCTTCAAGATAATCTGCGAGTTTACTTTTATTTGTATCCGGATCAACATTTTTATCAATCAAAAAACGATAAGGGGAAATGATTTCAATCACTTGTAAATTTACACCACACTTATCATAATAATCAGAGATTTTTTTACCATTGACCATTACACCATAAGGTTCTTGAGGGGTTGCAATATGTTCTCTTTTATAAATGGTGAGCATATCATCTTCAGCAAATCCATGAGAAACTGGATTTTGAACTTCATCAATTGTTTCAATTGTAATGAAGTCACCAGCATTTATTTGTTGAAAGTAAAGTCTTCCTAACATCGAATCATTCAATTCATCTGAAATTGGTATATCTTTCAACCGCAAGGGTTTACCTAACGGTAGATTGAAATTTGCTGGATTATAAACTGTCATACCATAATTTGTAATTGCTTCCTGTGCCGAAAAAATATGTGCTGGTGATGGATCATGATTGATATCTGTTGTTCGATAAAGAACTGCTCGATCTGTTGTTGCGGCAGGCATGAAGAATGTGTTGCTGTTGATTGTACTACCTGATTTGAGAATATCAACATAACAATCTTTGTCAAGACCTTGTTTTGTGAGAGAAGGACTTGCAGATTGTGAAATCGCACAGAAACCAATTCGACTAATTTTACCTTCAAAGACATCAGTTGCATCTGGTGTGAGTCGCAGGTCAGTATCTGAGATTGAACCATCCAAATTCATTACATGTGAAATGCGATGATAGGTAAATGTAGGACTGTAAGTAGCACCACCAAAATCATTTAGACGAAGAGAAGTCTTTGCAGTTCTTGTAAGTGTGATATTGTTTGTATCTGAAAAGCCCATCCGATGAGTGACGTTGTTCGGGAAATATGCAAAACAATTGATGAGTTTGTTTTCGGAATCGACTACCTCACCAAAAGAAAAGTTCACATTTGAAATTGCTGTACCTTCATCATCGTTGACAACACTTAGAACAAATCCTTCACCTACTTCAAAGAGATCGGAAAGATTTAGTCCACTCAGTTCACCCGAAATGAACGAAAGCTGACCTTTGTAAGGATCAATTGGATCTACCTTCAGTGTGACGTTGAAAGTCTTTGAATCAAAAAGACTTGATTTGATTCGATCATCGAGAATTGTTTTCTTGACAATTGTATATGAAGCATTATATTCCACAATCTTGGTTGTATGCCTTAGTTCAAATGTTTCTTGTAATGGTCTATCTTCATACTGTAATTCATAAGCAAGACCATTCATGCGAATCGTCACATTATCTTTTGAGTTGTTCATGTATTCGATGAATTCTTGACCAGCATAGTATATCGTATTTGTGCCATTTGTCAAGAACTTTCCACCAATCAAGGCCTCATCTTTTTGTAATTCAATAATATCATTGTCAAATAATTCGGTTGAGAACTTTGTTCCATCACCTTTGACCGGGTCAAGAATGAACAAACCAGGTCCGTGATATTCAAAGTCATCTGGAAATGGTGGATATTCATTATTCCCAATTTTGATTTTTCCTGGTGGTAGGTTTGGTGGATCTGTTTTGATTTCTCCTCTTGTCGCATCCACAACAATGTCTACACCAGGTTGAATCTTGACTGTGCCTGACAATTCAAAACGATTTGCAAGAATCAGCATTTCATTGTCAAGAGGTGTTCCATCCATCACTTTTTGTATGCGAACAGGCTCAGGATAGACTACACGATTGTAAGGTAAACTTGCACTTGGTGTCATGTAAGGAAATGGATTGATATTGACAGGAACAAGCCGATTTGGTTCAGGTCGTTCAATTGTTTCATCTGCAATTTCCATTGTTGTAATACAAGTTTGTTGATTGCCAAATTCAAATTCATTGTTTAGAACTTGACAAATATAATCAACATTGTCAATAATATAACTGCTTCGATATTTTGGTATCATTACAAAGTCAGGTAACTCCTGCTTGTCAACAATTTCTGTTTGAATTTTATTTGTATCAACAGAATTTTCAATCACATAACTTGCTACATTGTTTGTTAGTTTTAGAAATGATTTATAATCATTTGACATACAATAGAACATCATTACTTTTGTGGTTGGTTTGAAATAAATCTTACCAGGTATAATAGTTTGTGTTGTATTGTCGACAAATGGTGGCGCACCCGAAAGGTCAAAACGATAGATGAATTGATCAATTGCTTGTTCTGAGAGAACATCGTGTGGTAATCCTCTTAGAAAGGCTCGCTTCACACCGAGTGCTGTACAGACACGAATGATTTCACCAAGTTCATGAAAGCGATGAGCTTTGAGTTCTCTTGCAAATTGAATTGCATTCTTGATGATATCTGATCGAAGACTTTGAATGACTGTTGGTGACTTTGAAATACGAAGTGAGAGTGCTTGATTCTTGATGATTGCTGTGGCTTGATCTTCTGCACTTGTTGGTACTGGTGTTATTGAACTGGCAGCACCTTCTGATAGTAATGAATATTCCCAAGAAACATGTTGATTGAATCCAATCAGACTCAGAACTGTAGCTTCTTTGACAACTACTCCGATTGATGAACCTTGTAGGTCAATAGCAAGTGTTACCCAACCAGAAGCTAATATAGGACAGAGCATACCTTGAACATCACCAGAACCACTGGGAGGCATTGAACCATCAAAATAATTCCAAACTGTAGTATACACATTATCAGCTATTCCAGTCGGAGTATCAGTAAATGTCTGAACATCTAAAACTTCTGTTACTGGTATAGTAAACGTTGCTGAAGTTTTTGTTTCGCTCGGACCAATACTTCCTACATCAATACCTTGACCTAAATTTGTTTTAGCACCTGCCGTGATAAAACTTACAGAATTACTTTTAGTATACGCCATGTTTTCTCATTTTATTGTATTGGTCCGATTACTGGTGTTCCACCAGAAGTTACATCAACTGAAGTAATGATACACATTCTTGCAAAAACATCAATCGCCTTTCCCATTTGACCTGCTAAAATGCTACCTGTTGGATTCATTACACGAAAAAAATTGATAAACTGAGCAGGTAACATTCCTTCTGGTATTTGAACAGGTCCTAATTGATTTCTTGTTTGAATTGTGCGAAAAGAGGTTTCAATGATTTTACCTAATTGCATACCATAAATGCTTGAATCAGGTCTTGGTACTCTCGAGACTGAAATGATTGAGGTAATCGGACTGACCCAGCCAAGAAATGTTCCACCTGTCATATTTAGAATGGGTCTCACGTAGTTTTCTAAAGCAGCACCAATCTCACTACCAAACACTTCTGAGGAAGGCGGATATTTGCTCATGGTCAAGTTAAAAGAAGCAATGAGTGGTTCTGCTAATAAAGGCATGTTTTTTCATTAAAATACAAAAGTTTTTTTACAAAATGCGTTCTGCATTTCAAAGACAATTCCATCACCTTGAAAGACAGGACTTGTTGGTCCCATTGGTGTAAGATGAACATGTCGAAGAAACGCTTTGAGAAATCGTTGACCTTTGATTGCTGGTTCATGTGCAACCTTACTTCCAAGGCGAACGGCAACACCAGCTGAAACGGAAGCATTGTTCTTTGCTTCAATTGCTGCATTGATTCCGGCTTTGACGTAAATTTGACCATGTGATTTGACTTCCGTTGCGAGACCTGATGTTGAATAAAACCCGAAACCTGTTTCAATGGTTGTATCCATTCTTGAAGTGATGTCTACATCTCTCATTGTCGAAGTGATGCTTACCTGACCACCAACCTCTTCAATGGAACCAAGAGGTGTTGTTTTTAGTTTGATACTATTTACTGTCTGGGTTTCAAGCACAATATTACCTAACATCGAAAGTAAGTAGATATATCCTTTCTTTGTTTGAGCAATGATACTTCCAGGATGACTTGCTTGATTTTCAAGTTCTGGTGACGGTTGTGGTTGAAAGATTGATGTGATTGAGGTAGGTAAGGCAGAAGTGACCGTGACGGATGCCATATCAAGAAAACCTTTAACTGGTCTTGCAGCAATCTTTGTATCACCATCTTGAGCATTGATTTCAATGTTACCTAAACGAGCAGAGAGAGTCATTGCGGTTGGTATTGGCACATAAAAAGATGGATTAAGAATATTATTTTCGGAATGAATTAAAACAGAATGCTGTGATTTGACTTGAAAATTATCACCACTGTCAATATTATAGTTTCCTTTTGTTGTTGAATGGTGACTTCCTGTTTGTGTCTGAATCATTCCTGTCGAAGAAAGTGTTATATCATTTGAAATATTTGTTTTAAGATTGCCGATATTCAGTGTTAACAAATGTGCAGTTTGAACAATCTCATTTGAATGCATACTGATTCTTTGCTTTGCGGCCAATTCTGCATCACCACCAGGCACAAGACATTTATAGTTACCGTTGTTAACAGTTAGCAAATAGTTTGAAGAGCCCGCAACTTCAATTTTAGCATCAGCACCACCAACTTCAGAATCATTGATTAGTTGAAAGAAACCTCTTTTGTATGTTTCATATTTTGAGCCTTTGACATACTCATAACTATTTGATTCTGTTAGATCATATTTCTCATTCATTGTTTGTGTAACACTTTTACCAGATGGATGAATCTCACGAAATGTTCCAGAGCGGTGATATTCATGAATTCTTTCAGCACTTGGCGTATCATCATATTCAATCACATGACCTGATTCTGTTTGCTTTACATGATTGAATGGATAAACTGCACGATAAGGTGTTGTCGGTTGATCGTAGGTAAAATTGGATTGTGATGTTGCAATATTTTTGTTTTCATTGAGTTTTTTTGATGTTAGTGGCTCTTTGAAAAGTTCTTGTTCTTTTCCTAATGAGGTGTTCAGAGATGTTTCTTTATCGTAAAAATTTCTTTTGTCTTCAGCACCTCTCGCCAATCTCATTGTTGTTGTGTTGCCTTGTTCTTCGGTTCTTGGATATCTTTCAACAAAACGTTCTTCTACAATATCAGCACCAAGTTTCGTACCCCTTCTTTTGCGAACTTGAACTGGTGGAGAAGGATAGGATCTTCTTGCTTGACCCATTGAGTTTGTGAGATTCAGTGGTTCTCGAACATCTTTAAATCCTGTCTTGTCCCAGTCTGTTGATTCTGTGATGTCAAAATGATCTGGTTTTGCTGCATAGCCACCAAGAGAACCTAAGACCAAAGGTTGTTGTGCTTCTTCACCATCTAAAAAGAAACCTACAACCCATGAGCCTTCAACAAGACCTGTAGGACTTTCACCAACTTCTGTTTGTGCGGCAGAGGTCACAGATTGCATGACCATTGCCCAGGGCAGGTCTTCTGTTGGTAGTTCTTCACGATTTTCATTATGAAAACCAAAACATCGAACTTGAACACGACCAAGAAAATTAGGATCAATTCTTTGTTCGACTACACCAATAAACCAAATAAAATTTCTACCAAATTCAAAATTTTCTGGATTAAACATTTTGTTTGTCCTTTTCTGTAATTACAACACCAAGTTTTGATATGGCTCTTTTCCTTGTG